TTGACACTTTGACACTATTAAAGAGCAGGTATGGCAAAAAATAACGGGTTGACAGCTGAAAAGATGATCGCGGCAATCGAGGAAGCTAAAGGCTTTGTCTCGAAGGCGTGTGACATCCTGCATTGCAGCCGCCAGCACTGGTACAAGAAGCTAAAGGAATACCCGACTGTTCAGGCAAAGGTAGACGAGATACGCGAGAAGCGCACCGATTATGTTGAAAGCAAGATGATGAAACTAATCGACGACTTGAATCCGACAATGATTATCTTCTACCTGAAAACGCAAGCTAAAGACAGAGGCTACGTTGATCGGCATGAAGTGACGGGGGCGGATGGGGGCGCGATAAACGTGATTATCAAGCCGAGAGCGGATGGACGTTGAGATCGAGCTTTACAGCACTCAGTTTGATTTTGTCAACTGTGATGAACGTTTTACCGCTATGTTGGGCGGGATTGGCTCTGGCAAGTCACTGGCAGGATCGGTAAAGGCAAACAGATTTGCGAAGCCTAAAACAGTTGGGCTTGTCATAGCGCCTTCATACCGGATGTTGCAGGACGCGACTATCAGAACGTTCAGGGAAATCAACGAGGCTTGTATTGAGCAGTATAACAAGAGCGATCAGATCATCACTTTCAAGAACGGGGCTGAAATTCTGTTCAGATCTGCTGACGAGCCTGACCGCTTGCGAGGTCCTAATGCGCATTGGGCGTGGATCGATGAAGCTGGGCTTTGTCAACCAGGCACTTGGGATATTGTGATAGGGCGGTTACGTGCTGACGGCGGAGCTGGTCCTTGCTGGATTACTTCCACACCAAAAGGGCGGAACTGGCTGTATCAAAAGAAAGACCAGATGAAGGTATTTCACGCGCCGACAATCAACAATCCTTATCTGTCGCAGGAGTTCATTCAATCGCTTTTGACAAGTTACACGGGTGAGTTTCTGAAACAAGAGGTCTATGGGGAGTTTGCGCGCTTTGAAGGGATGGTCTATCCGATGTTCGATCAGGCTGTTCACGTGAAGCGCAGGAATGCAAGCGAGTTCAAGCGCTGGGCATTGGCTTGTGATGAAGGTTACACCAATCCTGCGGTCATTCTGCTTGTGGGTATTGATGGCGATGGACGCTGGCACGTAATGGATGAATTTCACGAGCGTGGCAAGTTAGAAAGTGAGGTAGTGAAACAGGCATTAGCTTATCACGCTAAATACCCTATTGAATTAGCGGCAGTTGATAGCGCTGCGGCTGGGCTTGTTGCTTCGATGCGCGATGCGGGGCTGCCGGCGCAAGGGGCAAAGGGGCGTGTTTTGGATGGTATCAAGGCAATTCAGGAACGCCTGAAGGTGAAGGGCGATAACAAACCGCGACTTACTTTTGACCCGTCTTGCGTGAACACTATAAACGAGTTTGAATCTTATTGTTGGAAACCAGAGAAAGACGAGCCTGTAAAGGAAAACGACCACGCGCCGGACGCATTGAGATACCTGGAAGATGCAACGGCTAAAAGCACAATAACGGTGATTGAGAATCCGTTCTACAAGTGAGGCATTATGGGATTATTTGACAGATTACGCGATTGGTTTTGGCAGCCGCTGATGGGCGATGCTTGGGTCGAACGGAAAACCGATTTGAAACTGCGCTCTGATTATAGACGCGGTGTTCAGCGCTTGCCGCTAAAAAGCAAGGATGATTCTATCATTGTCAATTTTGTTGGCTTGATTGTTGAGCGGGCTGTTTCAATGCTATTTGGCAAGCCGATTGTTTTTGACTTACCAGGCGAAGCAGATTCACCTGAGCAGATCTACATTGATACTATCTGGGATAACAACCATAAATCGCGCCTGCTAAAGACTTTAGCTCTTTACGGTGCTGAATCTGGCACGTGCTTTGTAAAGATACTGCCGGACGGCGCTTATGATGAAGAGGGAAAGCCAATACCGCGATTAGTGGCTTTGGACCCTGCTACAGTGAGGATAGAAACAAGTGCGGATGATTACTCAAACGTCACGGGGTATGTGATCGCTTATGCGGTAGATAATGATGACAACCGTATCTATTACAAACAGACTTTTGAAAAGCAGCCTAACAACACCTGGTTTATAACGGACTTTCAAAGTACGAATGGGAACAGGTGGGTGCAAACCGGTCAGTCTGTTTGGGAATGGGAATTCGCACCGATTGTTCACTGGCAGAACTTAACCGAAGTTGGCACGCCTTATGGAAGACCCGACATCACAAATGACATTATAGATCTGCAGGATAAACTGAACTTTGTGGTGTCTAACACCGCGAAAATAATCAAGTATCATGCACACCCTAAAACTTGGGGGCGGTCTATTGGCAAGATGAATGAGGCGCGCTGGGGTGCGGATGAAATGATTCTGACTGACAACCCTGATGCGATGATCGCTAACCTTGAAATGAGCAGCGATCTTGGGTCCAGCCTGAACTTCATCAAGTTTATGCGCCAGGCATTGTTCGATGTGGCGCGGTCGGTTGATATTGACAGCCTTGCGGATAAACTGGGTGCGCTTACTAACTTTGGCTTGAAAGTGCTGTATCAGGATGCGTTGAGTAAGTTGGAAGACAAGCGCGGGTCTTATGGCGAAGGCTTGATACAGATAAACCACATTCTACTGGAGCTTGCTGGTATGCCTTCAGACGGCGGGCAGGTTATCTGGGAAGATTACTTACCGGCAAATGATGTTGAAATATCAGCAGGCTTGCAGGCGGATATGAACATGGGATTAGTGAGCAAACAGACAGCGGCACGACTGCGCGGTTATGACTGGGAAAGTGAAGAGGAACGCTTGAACGATGAAAAGGTGGCTGGCGATAATGTCGGGGCTGCTTTACTCAGAGCGTTCGGGCAGGGGCAGCAGTAATGGCTAAACCAACATTCACAACACTTACTGAGTCATTGATTGCCGGTGCTGATAAGGACGGCTACCCGCGTCACTTGAAATGCGATCCATCGGCTAATGTTCTTCTGACGATTGACTGTGAACATGCGAAGATCCATAACGGCTATCACTTCACGACCGATTACACAGTGGAGTTGGGAAACGCGGCTGCTTTGAATCTGCATATCAAAACGCCTGATTCTACAATGTGGGCACACATGGTATTCAGGGTGCTTACCGAGCTTGAATCAGAAATGAAAATATTTGAAGCACCAACCCTGACAAATTCTGGCACTGCTTTGACTGTGGTAAGCAGAAACAGGAACTTGGCATCCATCGCAAATACCACGCTTGCCTATCACACGCCTACTATAGCAGAAAGTGGGGATGGCACGCTGATTAGAACAAAACACTTTGGCACTGGTAGAACAAGCGGGGCTGAATCTCACGGCGCGCATGAGTGGCTTTTGAAACAGAACGAATCCTATTTACTGCGAGTCACAAATGCCACCGCAAGCGTGAACTGGGTAACTGTTATTCTGGATTGGTATGAGAGCGTGAGTCTATGACAGATATATTACTTATTCTGATCGTTATTGAACTTGCCGCTATCTGGCTGCAGCGCGGCAGGATTGGGAAGTTGCTGAACGAGTGGGTAGAGCGCAAGCTGGTTGAAAGGGCGAAGAGGCGGAAAAAGTAGTGGCTGAATCCGTTATTGACCTGGCACAGAAGTTCAGATCTGCTTTACTGCGTGAAGACGAAGCCGCTATGGGCAGGCTTGCTTCTGCATACAATAAGATTTATCTGCGCTTGAAAGACAAGTTGCAACTGCTGCTTGATAAGATCGAACTTGAGGGCGGCGAAATGACAAGGGGTCAGATCATCAAACTTGCTCAGTATAAGGATTTGATTGATTCTGTACAGACAGAGCTTGCGAAATACGGCAATTATGTTGAGATGGAAATATCACAATCCGCCAGGCGCGCCATTGATTTGGCTGTGAACGATGCAACAGCTTTTCTAAAGGCGGCTGGGTATGCCACACCGCGACAACTGCCGGCTTCTGCTATTGAAACCATGCTTGGGTTTCTAAAAGAGGACGGCGCGCTGTTTGACAGGTTGAAAATGCTTGCCCCAACTCACGCGGCGGATTTGGCTGACAAACTGGTTGAAGGGATTGCACTGGGTTATAGTCCAGTAAAGACTGCAAAGTTATTTGAACAGGTTATGGGCGGTGGATTGACAGACGCCTTGCGCATGACACGCACTTCTCAACTTTATGCTTATCGCGAAGCCACACGTGCAAACTATATCGCTAATGATGATGTGGTACAGGGTTGGATCTGGTGGGCGGAATTGGATAACTTGACTTGTATGTCTTGTGTTGCACAGCACGGGTCCATCCATCCGCTTGATGAAACGCTAAACGATCATCACAACGGAAGGTGCGCGATGCTCCCTTATCTTGGGGATAATAAGCCGGAAAAGGGCGGGGGTGACTGGTTTGAGAATTTATCAGAGGCAGAACAAAAGCAGATGATGGGGATTGAAAAGTGGAAAGCCTGGAAAGACGGCAAGTTTGAATTATGGCAATTAAGCACCGACCATCGAGATGATGTTTATGGTGCTATGAAAGGCGAGGCAAGTTTGAAAGACTTGCTTGGCTTGTAATCAATTATCAGGATCGGAGGATCACATGACTGAAGAGGATGGCAAGAAGCCAGAAGCAGAGGTACAGGCTACCGAAGCGCCGGAAGGGGACGATGTTTTTGACAAAGAGCGTGCTATGGAAACCATAAAGAAACTAAGGGAAACGGAAAAGCAAGCTAAAAAAGACAGGGCGGAGCTTGAGCGCCTGCGTCAACTGGAAGAGGATCGCAAGAAAGCGGAAATGACAGAGTCAGACCGTTTGAAGGCGGAACTTGAACAGCTACGTGCGAATCTCAAACAACAATCAATTCAAAACCAGCAGCGCAAGGTTGCGGCAAAAGTTGGCTTACCAGATGAGTTTGCAGAGCTTCTTAAAGGCGAGACGCCTGAAGAGATGGAATCTCACGCGAAAAGACTACTCGAAGCCATGCCGAAGCAGAAAGCCGCTCCAAATAG